CTTGGGGGTGTTTCGTTTGCAAAGATGTTTTGTTTACCGTATTCTGTGATTGTTGTCATTACATTAAGAGGTAGATTTATGGCGATGATGAAGGTTCAGGTCGCCATGACTATCTCTAAGATGCTACTAGTTCACTAGCGACATCGCTATCGTCAGCTGTATGACCAGCTAGTTTATTGCACTGAGTAACTTGATCTGCCTTACTATCATTATCGTTGTAAGGTATAAACCAACGATCTCCTGTAGTGTTTACTACATACTGGACTTGGAAATCATTAGCTCTTTGGTCTGGATTGTAAGCCATTCCCATGATTAGTATCCTCTAGGTTTGATTTTCATTTTGGGTGATTTTTTAGCAGCCTTCTTAGCTGCTGCTTTCCCTGCTGTAGTGTAGGGATACTTCTTACCGTTAACTGTTGGCATTAGAATTGTACGTTAGATCGTTCTAGTTTATCGTATACATCCTGACGATAGGCAGGGTCAGATTCATAACGAGGATCACTCATAGCTCTGACTACTTCAGCTTGGCTACGGAAGTTATCTCCCTGAGCTTTAGCTGGTTTACCTGTAAGCATCTTTCCTTCTACTCCTACTCCATCGTTGTATCTAGCAGCTAATGCTTGTACAGCAAAGTAAGCAGCGTCTGCATCTCCAGATTCCATGACCTTATCGTAGCGAGAGATCTCTGCTTCATCGAAATTACTTGATGCCCATTGTAACATTGTGTTGTATTGTTTCTCACCACCAACAGACTTTTGTAATTCTGCTGCCTGTTCTTGTGTAAGTTCTTGTGGTTCTGTATCAACACCTGAACGATAGTTTAAATACAACTGAGCTACGTCAGCTGGATTCATATCGTTCAGTTTATCTAGGATTTCATCTGAATATTTTTCATTCTTAGATTCTTCCCATAGTTTATCAAGGAATTCATAGTCAGGTTCCTCTTCTTTAGGTTCCTCTTTCTCTTCCTTGACTTCTTCTTTAGCTTGAGGTTCTTCCTTAGGTTCTTCTTCCTTTGGTTTACCTAACTTACCTTGTAGTTCTATGTATGCTTTCTCTAATTCTTCAGCATCTTTATACTTACCAGCGAGTAAGGTGTTCTGCTGTTCTTCCAGAGCTTCACCTACTTTAAGTGAATCCTGTTCATCAGCAGTAAGTTCGCCTTCTACTTGCTCATTAGAGTCATACGTTAGTGTTGCCATTCTGGGTGATTACTGTAAGATTTCCAAGACCAACTGTTGTCACCTGATTAGATCCTGGTGCTGAAATAGTTGGTTTACCGACTTTCATTTTCGGTGCGTATTTGTTTTCTGTCTTTGCCTCTTCGGGTGGCTTAACAACTTTACGTTTAGCCTTACGTGGGCGGGACGGGTTGACCTTCTCCACCTTGTTGTCCTCCTAATAATGCGGGGTTTTTACTTGGGTCCATCATTGGTGATCCCATCTGAGCTTTCTGTAAATCAACTTGTTGTTCTTGTTGAATCGCTGCTTGTTGTTCACCTTGTATTTCCTGCATACTTCTTACAAGGTTAAGTATATCTATACCTTGTGCAGCAGCTAGACGTTTGATAACTTCCTCAGGGTTTATGTATTGCTGAGTAGCCTCTGGTCCCATGGTTTGTGAGATGGTTGTAAGGAATTGACCAAGACTCTCACGATCTTGTCCTCTACCTAGTGCATTAATACCTGCGACAATGGTAGGATTAACAATACCCTTAGGTATCTTAGGTATCTCACCAGTCTTTTGGAATACACTTAGTTTTCTATTTAAATATGGCACTAAGAACTCAACAGTAAGTACACTAAATAGTCCACCTAGTTGCTGCTCTAGTTCCAGTTGTGTCATCCTAACTTCCTCTGCTGTAGTACGTTCGGATTGACGTACTGATAGTATAAGGAATGCTTCAGATAACCTCTTCTCTAAGGTTTGTATCATCTGATATGCCGTGGCAAAATCAGCTTGTTTACCTACCTGTACTACTCCTATATCATCTGGCCTACCTTGTACTATAGCACCGTTACCTGCAGCTGCAAGAGTCTGAGGTTTAGTTGTACTAGAAGGTGAGACTACAAAAACAACCTTAGCTGCAGCTGCACTCCCTTCTGTAATTGCTTGTGACAGAGCTTCGAGTGATTTAAGATCACCCATAAATTCTTCTACTCTTCCACGTCCATAAGGTTCACCATCTACTGTGTTAAACCGTAAGGGTAACCATGGTGTTGTTTCAATTGGTGCTTTACTTACTGACTTAGGTAGTATTTTATCATCAACCTCTTGATGCCAAAGGAATCTATTGTTATCACGACGGACATGTGTGTACACATCTACATCATCTTTAACTCCAGACTCATCGTCTAAAGTTAAAAGCTCTGGTAATAATTTTCTACTGATTTTTTCTTTGGTGACAATTTCAATAACATTGCCATTCCCATCACGTTCTAAGACATAACGATTTAAAGGAAATAATTTTAAACCATTTTTACCCATAAAGATTAACGCATTACCTGCTACCACCAAATGCTTAAGAGCTTGGTGTATAACAACACGATCATCTGATGCTGCGATAGATTCCATAATGGTTTTCTCTACCTTAGCAAAGGATAAATCTAATTCAGTTTTGATTTTAGGATCAACCTGACCTAGCATTGAATCGTTAACTTGAAGCTTAAAGAAGCTTGTGTTAACTGGTACCAATGCAAGTTGTAGTTTAGCTGCTAAGGTGACTACACCTTTAGCTCCAACTGATTGCCACGGTGTAGATAGATTCTTAGCACCGTAGTTATATTCATCTTCACCACGAATTAGATATGGAATGGTTAATTTTGCTGCCTCTTCTGCTATGTTTAGAAACTGAGAACGTTCTGATGCTAAACTGTCAAATCTTGTTTTAGCTGACATTATACATTAAGTTGAGTTAGTTGATTATTAGTGTATGTACTAGATAATGGTGTTGGATTGTTTTTTATATTTTTACGATATAATTGCTTAATACCTAATGCAGATCTACCTGATTTAGCAGCTTCAGATCGTTTAAATCTAACACCTTTTGCACTTGTATCTGTAAATCTTTCACCTACATTCTGTGTTACAGGTGTTAATGGGCTGCCATCTATATTTGTAGCAGGTTTAGTTGCCTCAAATGTTTGATCAAACTCTGATTTGGCAGCATCATAACTTCCTGTACCTTGTACATCTGACTTGTAATCAGAAATATAATTATCTACTTGTGTTCTATCTACTGTTAATGGTTCATATGGTTTAGGTTGCTTCACATCATAAGACCAACCATCGGGTTTATGTGCTGTAAATTCATGTTGTTGATCTGGTGGTACTAGCTGTTGCATAGCATCTTCACTCAGAGTCCAATCATAAGGGTTTTGATTCAAAGGAACAGGATCTTTATCGTCATCTTCATATTCCAAATAAGGAGTACCAGATTCTTGTTCCTGTTCAAATGTCTGTTCGTGTAAGTCGGTTATAGCTTCAGGGTTATCAACAAAAGCTTCTTCTATTACCTCAAGATCGCTTGAATCCCCATCGACATAAGCATCTTTTATCTCTTCTATCTGCTCGGTAGTAGCAAACGCACCTATATAACTAGGGTTGTTCATTTTGACAACATCCTCCCCATATAGACCAACCATAACTTGCTCTGCAGCCTCCTCTATACTCATACCTTCGTTTATAAAATCTTCTAAACGTGTATTCATTATTCCATCTTTGTATTCACCACTAATTATTCGGTCTTTTACCTTACCGTAGTGGAAGTCATCAGAATGTGCTTGACTGAATGCATCCATGATCGCCATATCACTAGTTATATCAGATTGAACTACGTTTGCAGCTGTATAATACTGTGTAGTATCTCCTACAACTTCTCCAGTATCTGGATCTGTTAGATTTGATGCACGAGATTCATTTATAAAATCTACATACTCTTTTACTATCTCTGGGTTTTGTGCAGTAAAGAACGGGTTAACTTCCCAATGGCTGGGGTTGTATCCCCAACCCAAACCTTCTAATAATTGATCACGAACTATAGTTTCTGGTTGTACTAGATATGTAGACAAGGCTCGTTCTTCAGCTGTAATTTTACCATCGTTGTCTAGATCATCACCTCTATAAGTTGCAGCATTTGTAAAGTTTTCAGCAGCATCACCCGGTCCTCCTGATTCATTTAGCCAGTAAAGCCTACCAGCTTCATCAGGATCTCTACCATATACCTCATAGTAAGCATCTTTAAGTTTAGCGTCATCTGAGTCTAAAAATGATTGAGCTATTTGTGCATAACTCATCTTAAGTTCGTCATTCCTGTTCAACCGATTAGTCCAGTATATGAATCCCTCGATATCTATATCACTAACTTCTGTAAGGAAACCTTCTGTATATAAATCTTGGATATCATTAGGTACTACTTCACCTCTTACAACTTTTTCTAGATAACTTTTACCTTTCATTTCATTCCCACCTAGATCTAGAGGTGATCCCCAAAGAGCACCACGGCTGTCAGCAGATGGTATATGAGCAGCAGCAGCTTTAAATGCACCTAAGGTGTCACCACCTTGTGCTCGTTTCATAAGCTCTCGAAACCTTCTTGAGTTTAACCCTTGTTCTAGGGTAATACCTTTTTGTTGGAATAAACCTAAAATATTATTTGCTATAGCTGCTAAAGCATCTTTATATAAATCACTATCTGGAGGTATTGTAGTTAAATCTACAAAATTACCTTGGCCTTTATGCTCTTCACCATAACCAACGTACCATGAAGATGCTCTAAAATCATACCAATTATATGTTTCTGGATCATGTATTGGTGTACCACTTTGTGTTATAAATTCATCTAGAAAATGGTCTCTAAAGTTTTCGCCGGGAATATTACTAAAATCTTCTACATTTTTACCACTTGAATGTCCATAAGATTGAGGTAAGATTTTAACATTATCAGGACTCGGACCTGAACCATCATAAATATCTGCCCCTGTTAGCTGGCCTCCTACAGTGTAAGAACCAGTATCAGACATATAATCTGATAGATCAGTTTCCGCAGACCATCCTCGTGGTAACAAATCTTCTTCTGATTTATAGGATGTTAGAATATCTAAACCTGTTGTATTGATTCCAATACTTGGATCATAATGAATGTCTCTACCGACACTAGCTTGATACCCCGGTTCAGTATGTGGTGATGGGTAAAGCTCTGCTTCAACAAACTCAGATCTTTCTAAGTGACCGTTGGAATCCACCGACCCATCATTTACCCAATCTCTCCACTCTTCAAATGTATAAGTTGGAGGGAATTTTCTATCAGTTTCATTAAGACGCAACTCTAGTTCATATAAATCATATAACGTAATATTTGCCTTTACTTGCCTATGTTCTTGCGGGCTTTTGATTTTACCGAAATGCCCATCCCTCATATAGCTACTTTTTAATATATCGATGGCTTCATCTATAAGTTCCTGATACTCTGGAGTACCTTTCTCAGGTTCAGGTGCCCAATCCCCAGTATTATTTAAGTAGTCTTGATTTGAGCTGTATTGGTTTTTTGTAGTGTTTTTTGTAGTGTTTTTTGTAGTGTTTTTTACTGTTAGTGTAGCAGGAGAAAGGTTGGGACCGGAAGGGGGTGTTGGAAGTTGTGGCATCTTTTTATTACTCCGCTACTTTATTATCAAAAGTTAAGTTACCCGGCTTGGTAGGAGTGTACTCTCTAATAGTTGGTTTGTACTTAGTAACATCAGCTGGTTTATCTAATAGAGTATCAGTTAATTCTTGCTCCTGATTCAATGTAGGACTATAAAATATCCCTGCGTCAATGTTTTCACTAGTAGCATTCCCAGTAATAGTCATACGTGTAGGTTCAGCTGGTGACTTATGTTTAAATGTATCTCTAACTTCTCCTGTTAATGGATTTAGTTTAGTAGTAGTACCAGTTTCTGGGTCAAACCTATTCCAAGGTTGAAACTTCTGAAGTTGTGCTCTAGTCTCATGATGAAATTTATTATGGTCTGGTCTATTATGAATACTAGCATCAAGTTTTTGATTAGCTATGTATCTTTCCCATTCAGCGTCAGCTTCTTCAATAGTTTTACCTTCTTCATGAGCTTTACGGTAGACATCATTAACCCAACTTTGGATTTCACTAGTTGCTGCACGTACCTGCCTAGCATTAGTGAAATTATCCCCCGGACCTAGAAACAATGTGTAATCTTTCTCTATTAACTCATCTATAGTAGCACGATAAAGATCATCTTCACTATAACTCTTCCAATCCATAGGAAACTCACGAGCAGTAAACAAAGTTTTATCACCTTCTTGAGCTATTGCTTCATAGTTAGGATCATGTTTGTAATCTATTCCACTCACTGATCTCCAGAAGCTTCCTCCACTAGTCTGAATCCACTTTGAGGTAGAATCACCACCTGATAAATCATGGAAAGCTTGTTGAGCATTCCAACCCTCAAAAGAACTATACGTTATACCACGTTCAAGATCTAAACCCCAACTAGTGGAATCTAAAGCGAGCACATCACCAGCATCATACCAAGTATCATATCTTTCTAGAACATCAAGTCTTTGATCCTCTGTCATTTGTTCCCATGCCTTAGTACGGTAAGCATAAGCACCCTCATCTCTCCAGTCTAAACCACGTTCAATAAGATCTTTTCTTAAGTCTACTCTATTTGCTGCCCAATTAATTGCTTCTCCATCTGGAACCCATCTTCCATGTCTATCATAACTCATCTGTCCTTACCTCTTCCATCCGATGGACAATCCACTCAACCACAGAGCGTTGTCCAGATCTGTACATAATTTTTTGCATTGAAT